CTCCCACTCACCGAAATGCGCAATAACGTTTGCTCCGGTTACTACGGCGATGATCTCCTCCACTCCGTACACGACCGAATTAAACATTTGTTCAATTCTATTACCATCCAGCAATTTTGCCAGGACTTTCTTTCCATGAAAGTAACCCCAGCCTCCAACAAGTCTGGCCTTATTGCCCCCTTTGTGAGCATTCTTGAATGCTCATTTCTCTGTCGCCGCTTTTGCCCTCGCGAGAACAGAGTCGATGCCCCCCTTAAGCTGAGTGCCTCAACCGACTCTCTCCAGTACTACAATCCCGTAGCTCACATGACCCAACGTGAACTAGTAGCATCCAAGTGTCGGTCGTTTATTACTGAACTCACCCACCAACCTCCCGAAATTTTCAATCACTGGTCCTCAGTGCTTGCTCAAATCAAAGCTCAACATGGACTTAATTTCATTAACTATGACTATTCGACGGCTCTTTACCGTCGAATTACCATTGGTGAAGAAGATTAAATTCCAATTCGGCATTGCAAGCCGCCTTATGTGTTAAGGGGTGGTTCCGTCCTTGCGCCAGCCCCGTAAAATTGCAACGAAGACTTCTGATGATTTCACAGAGTTATACGACTTTGACCTCCAGGTGTAACTAGCCTTAAAGTCGAGAAGATAATTAAGTTACCGAAACTCTTCCTTTAGTGATTTCAGCCTTTGGTGCGGCGATTGCTCTTTGCCAAACCTACCAAGCTTACTGCGAGTACAAGCGCAGAAACATCGTTCGAGCCAACTCGGCATCCGTCCCCGTGGATGCCTCAGAAGACTCCGGTCTTACTCGAGATGACGTCCGCCAGGAAGCGAACCTCACCCTCGACCAAGACGGCCTCACAACGAAACAAGACAGTGTTATGCCCGATGAAGTGGTTCTTCCTAGTCCCGAACCCACCTTCTTTTGGTCACAACCTACCCTAGAGCAAGCCCTTTCCCGTTGGTATAAGATCAGCGACACCAGCTGGTCTTATTCTTCGACCGCAGACACCAATATCCTAGCAGTGGACGTTTCGCGTTCACTTTTCGGTATTACGACTCTCTTTGATAGGATCAAGCGTTACCGTTACTGGCGTGGTGGAGTCAAGATCCGACTTCAAGTCAACTCCACACCATTCCACTACGGTTCGCTCTTTGCTGCCATTATTCCGTCCTACACTTCCACCGAAGCTGCATCTCCCACGAATGCCATCGGTGCCAATGTTTGGTCCCTCTCCGGCCAAGCCTGTTCTGGTTTCCTTTCCGCCAACACAGGAAAACCACTCGAACTCTCATGCCCCTTCCAAGTCCCAAACGAGTATTTAGACATTACCACACTAGAAAACCAAAGACCCTTTTATTTACTAGTTAGTGTTATGAATCCTCTGAAAGTTGCTGGTGGAGCTTCTAATCCCACCCTCAACCTTTCCCTGTTCGCTCAATTTACTGACCTGAAAATCCTCGCCCCCTCTGAAATTACCGCCAACTCCAGTTCTAAGAAGATTTCTAAGGCCGACAAGGAACAGAAGAATGC